ATGGTCGAATTCCTCGAAAAGATTGATGCGCTGGCGGCTCGGTCCAGAGCAGCCGAACGCCAGGCACTTACCGAGGAGGCCACGAAGACCGCCGTCGTTCTGCCCTTTATCCAGACGCTCGGGTTCGATGTCTTCAACCTCGAAGAGGTGATGCCCGAATTCGTCGCCGACGTGGGCATGAAGAAGGGCGAGAAGGTCGACTTCGCGATTAGGATCGATGGCAAGATCGCCATGCTGGTGGAGGCCAAGCCGATCAACAGCAAGCTCGGTGACACGCAGTTCAACCAGCTCTTCCGCTATTTCCATGTCACCGAGGCGCGGCTCGCCATTCTCACAAATGGCAAGGAAGCCTGGTTCTTCTCGGATACCGACGAGCCGAACAAAATGGATAAGCGGCCGTTCTTCACCTTCGACTTCCAGAAGCATGACAAGGCGCAGGTGCAGGAACTCGCCCGCTTTCAGAAGAGCTGCTTCGCCATCGACTCGATCATCGAGGCAGCCTCGAACCTCAAGTATACACGCGCCGCAGCAACCTATCTCAAGAAGCAGATGGACAACCCCGACGACGAGTTCGTGCGCCTCGTCGGGCGCCAAATCCATGACGGCTCGATTACCAAGACCGTTTCCGAGCAGCTGAAACCCGCGATCCAGGCGGCCCTCGACGAGATCGTCCGTGATCGCATCCAGGACACCCTGAGCATCAAGCTGCGGGGCGATCACTCTCCCTCGGCCGAGAAGACTGAGCCCGTGCGGGTGCTGGACGATGCCGACATCGAGACGACCGACGAAGAACGCGAGGGCTTCATGATCGTCCGAGCCATTGCTGCCAGGATCGCCCCGATCGAGCGGATCACGATGCGGGACGCCAAAAGCTACTGCGCCATCCTGATGGACGACAACAACCGCCGCCCGATCTGTCGTCTCTACTTCAACTCGCCGACCACCAAGAACGTCGGCTTGTTCGACGCCGGGAAGACCGAGACGAAGGTGCGCGTCGAGGGGCCGTCTGATCTCTACAAGCATGCCGCAGCGATAGAGGCGGTCGTGCAGGGGTATCTGAACGGGTGACTGCGCGACGCGAACCTGGGCGCCGTGAGCAAAAAGGTCACGGCGCCGCCCCTCCAAGATCAGGCATGACTGTCACCGTCAGCCAACCCCCGGCCGGGAATGTCTCGACCGCGCCGTCGGCATAGGTGACCTCGAATTCGGCGAAATACACGCCCGAGGCGTCGGTGTCGCCATCGGCCCAAGCGTAGCGCACCACGCCACCTTCGTCATGGATGTCTGCGGGGGCGTCGACCACCTGGTTGAACCCCCGATCACGCATCAGGAACCGCACGCTGGCGCCTGTCAGCACGCCGCTGCCCTCGGAATAGATCGGCAGCTTGTATTCCAACCCCGGACTGGTATCGCCGCGCTTGATCTCGAATGTCGTGGTCATCTCAGCTCCTGTATCCGCGGACCGATCCCATGCCGCCGGTCTGGCCCGGCTGGGCCCAGCGGCGGGCGGACAGAGCGCCAACGGCGAACGCGCCGCCCGCGACCCAGGCCGGGGCTGCGGTTGCTGCGCCACCGATCCGGTGCACCTGACCCAGCGCGCCGCCCGCGACTGCGATGGGCGAGGCTGCGACCGCCGCGGCAAAGGCATGCACCTGCCCCAGCGCACCGCCGATCACGCTCGCCGCCGATGCAATCGCCCCGCCGTCGATCTCGTCGATGGGCGACAGCCCGCCGCCAGCAGCAGCAGCCCGCGCCACGGCATCGGCCCCGCCGATCCGATGGGTCTGCCCAAGCCCGCCGCCCGCCACGACAGCGTCAGAGGACACGGCCCCGCCGTCGATTTCGTCGATGGCTCCGATTGCCCCGCCGGATGATGCTGCGGCGGCCGCGACTGCGCCCCCACCGATCAGGTGGGATTGCCCAAGCCCGCCGCCCGCTACAGCAGAGGCGGACGAGACTACCCCGCCAGCGACCGCGTGCGACTGCCCAAGCCCGCCGCCAGCAATGACCGCCAGCGCGGCAATAGCTGCACCTGCGATCAGATGGGTCTGCCCCAGCGATCCGCCCGCGACGCTCGCCGCCGATGCGACCGATCCGCCGCCGATTTCGTCGGGTGTCGTCTCGCCGCTCGGCGTGGCAACGCGCAGGATGACGATGCCATCTGCGCCGGAGCCGCCTTGTCGCACTTCAGCCACACCAAGGTCGTGTGCTCCTCCACCCCCGCCGCTACCCGGAGTAGCGCCGGGGGCGCCCACATCCCGCTCTGATGAGATCCTCCCGGCACCCCCTCGACCATACTCTATCGTCAGGCCGTTGATCGTGCTGACGACACCCGGACCAGCAGCCCCCCCAGAAATGCCGACGATGCCATCGCCACCATCACCGCCAGCGCCGCGACCTCCGCCGCTTGCCCGCTGGGGGTCGGCGCCCCGTCCACTGACCGCGGGGCGAGCACCGTCGCCACCAAAAAATCCTGTCGGATGATCGGCCCCGTACAGGCTGGCGTTGTCGTTACGGGCACCACCGCCACCACCGTCTGATGGCGCCTGATGCGCTGATGGCAGGTTTGGATCACCGCCTCCCCAACCACCCCCCAGCGCGGTCATGCCTAATGCAGAGGTATTTCCGCCCTTGATTGTCGCCAGCGTCAGCGACCCAGCGCCAGCAGCACCGGCACCCACAATCAGCGAGTGCGCCCCTTGCGATACGGATACCGTCCCCGTCAGGACATCCCCGCCCGAACCGCCCCCGCCAGCACCGTAGCGCCCAACCCCGCCGCGACCACCACCGCCGACGATCAGGTAATCCACGTCCCCCGGCGTCTCGACCTCGACCGAGCCATCGGCCGGGAACTCATAGACATCGTAGCTGACACCGCCGATTTCGACGGTCGTCTTGCTGGCCCCGACGCCAGAGAACCCGGAAATTACGGCATAGGCCATGGATTACAGCCCCCGTCGCAGCGCCACGCCCGCGCCGAGGATCAGCCCCATCGGCACCAGCAGCGGCCAGACCAGCGTGACGCACAGGATCACGCCTGCGCTCTGGAACGCCATGTCTTCCAGCCCATCGGACAGTTCGCCGCCCAGATAGCGCCATTGCAGCCACTCCCAGCCCGCATAGAGCGCGAGCGAGACGGGGGCGAACCACGCGCCGATCAGGGCCACGGGCAGGGCGCCCACCAGGGCGAAGTGGAGCACCTGATTGCGGGCATATTTCCGCGGATCGTCCGGGAAAGCCGAGGGCGTCAGGAACAGGCCGCGCAGCCACGGCGGCATGATCCGCACCAGCGCAGCGACAGGGGCGGGCAGGCTATCCTTCACGCCCCCACCCCCGCCAGCGCGGCCACCAGATCGGCCAGCGCCTGCGACCCGCGCAGAGGCGCGGCCTTGGCGTCCCCGATCACCTCGGTTCGGGCGATATAGCGCGTCTCGATCCCGTCGCGATCCAGCGTGGCGGACTGGATCAGGTCGCTGACCTCCAGCGTGTCCAGCCACCCCGACCATGCGTCATTCCAGGTGGTCGCGGCCGCGTCGATCTGCGCCAGATGCCCGGCGAACTCGGCCAGCGTGCCCGGGCCGCCGATGCTGGCCATGAACGCCGCGCTCGCGGCGGGCTGTTTCTGCCCCTCGACCAGAGCCGACAGACACAGGGATTTCGCCGCCCGCATCGCGTCATTGGCCCGGTCGATGTCCCGCAGTCGCAGATCGCCCGTGCTGGACTGGATATAGCGCAGCGCATCGGCCGCCTCGATCACGGCCGCCGCGGCCTGCGGCATGACGGCAGGGAATTTCGATAGGCTCATAGGTCAGTCTCCCATGGAAAAAGGGTTCCGGGGGCGCGCACCAGGCGGTATCCCTCGCCAATGACGCACTCGATGACAGCGACGCCGCGCATTCGCTTTTTCAGGTAGTGGGCCAGCACCCGCAGCCCGTTGTCGCTGCCGCCGTCGTCTCTGTCGGGCCAGAGCGCGGCGCGCAGCGCCTCGCCCGACACGATCCGGCCCTCGCGGCGATAGAGCAGACAGAAAAGGGCGCGCTCCATCCCGGGCAGGTGCCGGTCCGGCCAGACCCCGACGGTCGCGCTGGCCTGCCCGGTCAGCTCTGCGAAAACGTGGACGGCGTGGTCCACCGCGTCGCGCGGGCGCATATCCTCGAGCGTGGCGCGGAAAGCGGCCACCGGGTCGCGGGCGCGACCCGGCCTGCCGGTCCCGACTGGCGCCCGCGGATTCGTCATCACGCCGCCGGTGCGAAGCCGATCTCGATGGCGCTGGTCAGTGCCATCGGGTTGCCCTCGGTCACCTCCTGGGGCGCCGGGACGGGCAGCGTGACCAGCAGACGGCTGTTCGAGGCATCGACCAGCGCCCAATGGGTGCCTGTGCCGGTCGCGTCGATGGTCCCGTCCGTGAAGGTGGCGATGTCCACCTTCCGCCCGCCGCCGGTCCGGTTCGCCTGTGCGCTGATCGACGGGGCGATCTTGGTCCCCAGCTTGTAGGTGGTCGCAGCCTGCGCATAGGTCGTCGGCTCCTGGCTGCACAGGTGCAGACGAGGCGTCACGGCATCGCGAAGCACCTGAAGCCCCGCGTCGTACAGGCCATTGGAATAGGTGGTCATCTGTTGGTCTCCTTTGTCGCTAGGTTTTCAGGCGGGGTGCGGATCACAGCGCCGCCCCCCTGATCCAGATCGCGTCCATCTGCTCGGCCGACGCCCCCATGGTCGCCGCGACGGCCAGCGTCAGCGGGTCGTGGCGCGGGATATCGGTGATGTAGCCCCAGTCCGGATGCGCCTCGATCGTGGCGCGATGTGTGTCCCAGGCGGTCGGGCCCGCATATCCCGTGTCCGGGTCGATCTCGGACCCGTCGGGGCGCGTCAGCCGCATCGCCCGGACGAACTGGATCACCCGGATCGTCTCGGGCACCGCGGGCGGGGGTTCAGGCGGGGGCGTGAACACGCCGTCGGCATAGGACCAGCCCGGCCCGGCCTCGCCCGCCTCGGGCCAGCCTGCGGCCCAGTCGGGCACCGCGCCGGGTGCAGCCTCAATCACGTTGACAACGACGCCTGCCTCGACCTGTGCCAGCCTCATATCCAGATCCTCACTTCGCCACGCGCGCCGTTATACGGCCCGCCCGACGTGCGCCGCCCCGCGCCACCGCCGGGCGCGACTCCGCCCTCGTTGAGGTTGCCGCCCCGCCCGGCGAATGCGGATAGGCCACCCCCATCGGTCCCGCGCGCCCCACCGGCCCCGCCCCACCAGCTATGCTTCCTGCCCTCATCCGCCGGATCGGAATATCCGCCGCAGTGATAGGCGTTCCAGCCACCGCCCAAGCCGCGCGCAAACATCCCCCCTGGAGTGGCTGGCTGCGAGGAGCCCGAGGCCATCGCCCCAGCGCCGTAGCCCGTCAAAAGCGATCCGAAAGTGGTGTCGCCTGCGCTGCCCGCAGGGTTGTTGTCTGTGCGCCCAACGCCACCAGCGGCTATCAATATGCTGACCGTACCGGGAAGCTCCGCCGCACGGAAAATCCCTATCGCACACGCGCCGCCACCTCCCGGAGTATAGCCGCTGCTGCCGCCACCCGCACCGATCGCGTGCACCCGCACCAACCGATTATCGTGCAACCCGCCCGGCTTGGTCCACGTCCCGGACACTTCGAACTGCCAGTAGAAGGAGCCCGCGTCGGCTGACGCACCGGCCAACAACGGGCTCTGCACCCGGAATGCCCCGCCGACATATTCCAGCGTGCTGCGCAGCCCCGCGCTGACGGAGCCCGGGAGAAGCGTCGCGCCTTCGGCATCCAGCACCGGCACCGGCGGCAGCCCCCCGATCGACAGCGTCATGCCGCCCGTGTTGACCGACGCCCAGCTGATCCCGAACCGCATGCCGTCGATCAGCCCGCTGGCCCCCAGCGGCGGCTCCAGCGTGGCCGTGATGGTGTTCACCCCCGCCACCCCCGTCAGCGGGAAGCAGCTGGCGCGGTACAGCGCCGCCATGTGCATCGCGTATTGATCCAGGAAGCTCGGGCCGGGAATCGGTCCGGCCGAAGACCCGGAGAAGATGTCGCGCGTTCCCATCAGGCCCACAGCTCCTTTCCTTCGTCGACCAGCGTCAGGCTGGCCATGAAATCCGCCCGTGGCTCGACCGCGAAGACCACCGCACGCAGCATCTCGCGCCCCAGATCGCCCACCGCGACCAGCACGTCCTCTGCGATCCCGGCGGCCGGTATCGGCGGGTCGAACTCCAGGACATCCGTTTCGCCGGTGCCGCCCGCGACGGCATGCACGGTGACCGTGCCGGTTGTGCGCCGGATCGCGGCCCCGGTGCGCCGGCCGATGGCCCGCATGTCCGTGACAGCCAGCATGTCCGTGACAGCCAGCAGGTCGGGCTCGTTCGAGACGGGCACAGGGTTGTCCAGGCGGATCGCGGCGACATTGCCCCCGTCGAGGGCCACATCCATCACCCGACCGGCCCCGGCCTGCGCCGAGAGCGTGTCATGCACGACACCGACCAGGTCGCCGCGCCTGCAGACGATTGCCTCGGCCGGTGCCGAGAGCGTGTAATAGACCCCGCGCATGTCGGCCTGGGCGAGGTCGTATTTCGCGCGCTTGCGCACCTCGGCCTCGGTGACCAGCCCGGCGTACCGCACCTGTTCGACCAGCCCGGAATCGTCGCTGTAGCCGGGCCGCATCACCATGATCTGGCGGGTGTCATGGTCCCGCTCGGCGTCAGAAAAGCTGACGCGGAACCCGTGCGGCAGGCGCGGGAAAGCCTTCGTCCACTCGAAGCCCGAGGAATTCCGGGGCGTGAAGATCTGGACGGGGGCCTCGGCCGAGCGGTCCAGGTCGCGCGCAACGCCCCAGCGTTCGGACATGCGGGGCTTGGCATAGCCACAGCCTGCGACGATCTCGGCCGCTTCCATGACGGTTTGCCCGTCGAAGATCGCGTTGCAACGGTAGCCCAGATCGTCGCAGGCCGCGCGCCACTGGACGAGGTCGTCATCGTCGATGATGTCGGCCGGAACCGGGTCCAGGTTTTGCGCGCCGGTCCAGATCGCCCGAAGGTGCGGGGCGGGGTTGTCGGTCACCGTCCAGTCGGCCCAGGCGTAGCCGTTCCAGTCGCGCACATAGCCGCCCGCCCGGCAACTGAGCGACTCGAGATTGCGGTTGCGTGCGCGCACCGCCACGATGGCCAGGGCATCGGTGGGCAGCGGGTGCTCGTTCCAGACCGAGACCGAGCGCACCAGCTGCAGCGTATCCATGACGCCGTTCCGGTTGTAGACGATCTTCCCGGGCGTCCCCCTGACGCCCCAGAAATCCCACACCGACCCGTCCACCGTGTAGCCCGCGGCCGAGAAGGTCGATGCCCGGAAGGCCGCCCCGCGGCGGATCTCGATCTGGTAGCGCCCCTTCGGGAACACGGCAGGATCGAGCATGATCCGTGCCTCGTAGCGCGACATGATCACATGCCGGACGCCGGTGCCGCCGATATTGCCGGCATCGAGCCACGGATCGCCCGCGCCCGCGAAATACGGATGCGCTGCCCAGTCGTCCGAGGCGGGCGCAACCGTCTGGCCCGGCGCCGTCACGCGGGCATGGACCCAGCCTTCGCCGGGCGAGGCGCCAGGCGAGGTCGTGGCGTCATCGGCCCAGATCAGTCGGATCGTGCTGCGCATCTGCCGGACATCCGAGCCCTGGAAATGCAGTTCGGGCAGCTCGATCCAGTTCTCGGTGCCGAGCCGCCGCATCCGGAGCCGCAGGGGCACGCGCAGGGCCAGCCCATCGTCGCCGTTGCGATGCAGCCCGCCCGGGAACACCAGGTGCAGCCAGTGTTCGTCCGGCGCATCGCGCGTGGCGAATGCCACGGCCTGCGGCAACGCACTGGCCGTATCGCCGGTGGCGCTGTCCAGCGTCAGCCCGTCGTCGCCCACCTGGTGACCACGCAGTTCGGTCTGCAGCGCCTCGGTCCGGGCCTGGCGACGCAGCAGGGATATGCGCGAGTCCCCCGGCCAGCCTTCGCGCACCTCGTAATCCACACCGCTGAGCGTGCCGATTGCGGCGGTTCCGACGCGGATATCCTCGATCCGATGCGGCCCGGCGAGCACGAATGCCGCTTCGACCACCTCGTCGGGGCCGTCGAAATAGACCAGCGGTTCGGCGGCCAGCGGCGGAAAGACCTTCATCTCGCCGACGACCCGCGGGACAGGGGCGTTCGCCTCCAGCAGGTTGCCCGCCGCACCGGCATCGCCCGGATTGCGCGTCTTGCGTTGCTGCTGGCGCGCCATGGGCGTCGACACCAGCGACGACAGCAGCAGCGACCCGGCATAGCTGACGCCCGCTGCGAGAAGCGTTGCGCTGGGGCTGCCCGCGGCGAACAGTCCCCCGGCGGTCTTCAACCCGCCCGCCGCGATCCAGCCCGTGGCGGCCATCAGCGCGAAGCTCGCCACCACGGCAAAGACGTTCTTGCCGTCCCGCCCCCCGCCCATTGGCGCCGCATGGAAGGTCACCTCGACCGGCCGGCCATTGGCCTGCGCCTTGGGCCGCACCAGCGCCCAGGCCGCGCGCGGGACCGGGTGGCCGTTGATGCAGATGATCCCGCGCTCGCTGAAATCCTCAGGCAGACCGCGCATGCGCCCGACCATCTCGAGCAGGCTCAGGCCCTCGGGCAGCCAGGCGACCTGCGGCTCGAAGGCGAAGGGCGGGCGGTGAACGGCCAGAACGGTCATTTCCGGTACCTCCGGAAGCCCATGACCCGCCCGGCGACCGACAGATGCGACCGCGGCACCACAACCGAGCCCGTCGCGGCCTCGGTATGCAGGAGCCTGTCGGCATCGACGGCGATGCCGACATGCGCGACGGATCGGGAATCGCCCCGCGCCCGCATCAGCACGACGTCGAATGCCGCCGGGATGTCCACGACCTCCCAGCACGGATCGGCCTGCCCGGCCCCGATCGCGCGCGCCACGCGGACCAGGTCGCGCGCGCTGATCTCGCCATAGGAGGGCAGCTCGACCCCGAGGCATTCGGCATGGACCAGCCGCACCAGACCCCAGCAATCGCAGGCGCACCGCCCGCGCCCGCCGTCCTCGAACGGGATCCCGACATATCCTGCCCACCAGCTCATCGGAACAGCCCCGGGCAGCGCGAAGCCGTGGCTGACACGCCCGGCCACGGCTCCTGCGCATAGTCGCGCAGCATCACCGTCCCCGTCACCTCGATCGGCTGGCCGGTTACGTCGATCAGCTCGAAATGTCGCATGGCGTAAATCGGTGTCGCGGTCCCGATTTCGGTGCGGGGCACGGCGGTCAGGTCGAAATCGGCCGATGACAGCAGCTCGACCCGTATCCGCGCCCGGCCGGGCAGCCTGCGCACCGCCTCGCCCAGGACGCGGTCGACATTCTTCACGCGCAGCTCGGCCGTCGGCGCGGCATCGTTGTCCGAGGCCAGCCTGAAACCGAACGGAACGCCCTGGAAGACATGCCCGCGCCACACATAGTCGAGCACATCGCTGACGGCCAATATCGGTTCGGGCAGGTTCTCGTGCTCGATCGTCAGGAACGCGAGCAGGGCGTCAGGAATCGACGAGCGTTCGAGGGTTTCGCGGATGGTCGCGGGGATCGGTCTCATGGCGTCACCCCGGCAACCGGATCAGCGTCAGCGACAGGTCGAAATGGCGCCCGCCGCTTGCGATGATCGACCAGGCACGATCCTGTGCCGCCCCGAAGATCCAGCGGGCCTCGTCGTGCAGGACCGGGTCGATCCACAGAAACGGCAACGTTCCGCGACGCAGGTCCACCCCCCAAAAGGCGTAGAAGATCTGCACCTGAGCGCGGGTCAGCATCGGAAACGTACCGTTCCACTCCCAGGTATCGGCCGTGGTACGCGCTGCCAGCAAAGGGGGCCCCACGTCCGGCTCGAAAACGGCGCGATCCTCGCGCGGTCCGCCGCTCCAGGAGCGGCGCTCGGGGGCCTGGGGCAGGTCGACGGGCCAGAGGGGCAGAGCCATCCCTTACCTCCGCACCGGTTCGGGCGCGACGCCGTGCCGGGACCGCGCGGCCTTGTCATAGCGCCCGCGCGCCCATTGCCGTCCGACGACCACCTCGATCAGCTCTTCGCCGTTCGGTCCCGTTCGGCGTTCGGTTGTGGCCGGATCGGTGCCGTAGTTGTTCACCTGCACCACGGTTCCGCGTTGTCCGGCGTTGGCCGCGGTCTGCCCGGAGGCCGTTCTCAGCGCGGCCACGGGTGCCGCCCAGGCTGCCCCACCGCCAACGATACCGCCCGCCGCGCGCCGCGGCAGCGCATGCAGCATCTGGCCGGTCCGGTCGGAATTGATCGCCTCGAGCAGCGGACGATACCGCGCGGTAGAGGCGGCATTGACCATGTACTCGCCATCCGAGGCCAACATCAGGATACTGTCCGAGGTGGACGTGCCGGGCCCGGAGATCGGGCCACCCCCGGCACGCGAGACCAGCGGCACCGCGCCGCTGGCCCCGAAGACGGACGGAAACCAGGTGGCCATTTGCTGGAAGAGCGCCATCTTGGCGAGTTGGGCGGCCAGGTCCTGCGCCGCCCGTTTCGGATCGTCGAAGATGCCGTCGAATGCCTGACGGATGGCGGCCGCGGCATCCTTTCCCAACTGGCCAAGCTCCGTGTAATCCTCCTTCAGCTTGTCGAGCGCGCGCCCCTTGACGTCTTCGGTGACGATGGATGGGAAGAGACGGTGCAGGTCGTTGATGCGCTTGACCTCGGCGGCGTATTGCTCGGCCGCCGTCCGGGTCTGGTCGTAAAGGCGCTGTGCGTCGGCGAGTCCGAGATCGACCCCGCTCGATCCGCCACCACCGCCGGACCGGGCCGGACGATCCCGCTCGCGCGCGGCCTCGCGCTCCTGGTCGAGCTGGCGGTCGAGCGCATCGCCGTATCGCGCAACGCCGCGCTCGAACTCGATGACCTGGCGCTCGAACCAGTTGGCACCCTGCGCCCGGGCGTCGAACTCGGCCTCGCGGCGGAACTCCTGGGCCGCGCGCGCCGCCTCCCGCACGCTCTTGCCGGCCTGCAGTGCCTGCAGCTCCGCCTGTTTCGAGGCATTGCTCAGGGCGGTGCCGCCCAGGCTCGACAGCGAGGCCAGGATGGCATCGACCTCGGACCTGACACCGGCCATCGCCGAGGCCCAGGCGTCCGTCTGTCCGATCGCACCGCTTGTCGCGGCGGCCGCGGCCCGCAGCGCCTCTTCAGCCCTCAGCGTCTCGGAATAGAACTCGGCCTGCTCTCGCGTCATGTTCTCGACGCCGCCGGTCGCCCCGAGAATGGCGGCCTGCATCCTGTCGATCGCGGCGATCTGTGCCTCGATCGTGTCGGCCTCGCCGATCCGCCGCATCAGCGCCTGCATCTGGGCGAGCTGGCCCAGCGACAGTCCGAACAGGTCTTGCAGCTGCCGGGCGCCGGTCTTCAGGAAGCCGTCGCGCTCGAACACGTCCGAGAGGGTCTTGGCCGCCTCGGCCGCATCGAGCGCCAGCTGGCGCAGGCGGAGATCCTGCAACTCGCGATTCATCCGGATGATGTCCGGGGTGACGTCGCCGAACTGCTTGAACAGCTTGTCCAGACCGCCCTGATCGACGGCGTCCCGCCAGGACTTGGTCGTGTCGGCCAGGCGGTCGACCGCGTCGGCCAGCGACAGTGCCTCGTCGCGCGCGCCTGTCATCCACTGCACCAGCGCCGCGCCGGCGGCGATCGTGCCGATGGTGACCAGGTTGACCGGGCTCAGCACCTGCACGAATGCGGCCCCGAGCGCCCTGACAGCACCGGCCGCCCCCATCGGGCCCAGGATCTGGGCGACCTGCGTGCCTTGCTGCATGGCCAGCATCAGGGGCGATTGCCCGGCGCTGAGCATCACGCCGATATCGTTGAACTGGTAGCCCAGGTTTGCGACCTGTCCGGCACTGAGCGCGCTGGCCTGGCCGATCTGCTTCACCGCGCCCGCCCCGGTCTGGGTGGCGACGGCCGCCGCACGCGCTGCGGCCGAACTGGATTCGATGGCCTGCGAATAGTGGCGGGCCGCCTCGGCCGAGCCGCGCGCCTCTCCAGCAACGGCGGCCAGGTCGCGCTTCACATCGTTGGCGGCCGCCTTGACCTGGTCGGCCTTGGCCGTGAAGAAGATGGAATAGACCAGCTTCTCAGCCATCGCGCGCCCCGTTCAGCACGGCCATCGCCGCGCGCTCCATGAACTGGATGTCCACGAACACGCCGGAGGGCAGGTGATGGTGACGCAGCACGATGTCGACCGCGCCATAGTCCAGCCCGAGCCAGACCGCGCCCGCCAGACCCGCGGCCAGACGCCACTGGGTCTCGCAGGCGAGAAATGCCACAACGCTGTCCCAGTTCGACTGCCACACCTCGAATTCGTCCTCTTCCGTCTCGATCCCCGTTTCGGCCAGGTCCACGCCCATCGCCGCGAAATCGCTGGCCAGATCGGCGTCGATCGACGCGGGTCTGGCCGGGTCTGCGATCCCGAGGCGGTCGCGCGCCCAGGCGCGCGCCGCCTCCCTCAGTTTCCCAGACGCGCCTCCTCGCCGGCCGAGCTCTCGACAAAGGCCCGGTAAAGCGCGGTGCGGAACCAGACGTGCTGAAGCGCAGCCTCGAACGCCTCGTCGCTGAAGGCGACGGCCCCGCCCTCGTCGTCGACGACATCGTCCCAGTTCTTCACGATGCCGCGCAGTTCGGCATGTTCATGCGCGGCGCGGTCCCGATCCGTCGTGAGTGCTGCGTACTCTTCCTGCGCGGCCAGCGTCGCCTCGCGCGTGCGGGCCTCGAACTGGACCTTCAGTTCCTGCGTGACGACGGCGCCGGGCCGATCAGGATCGGGGATGCGCACCTTGACGGGCCACCAGTAGCGCGGCGCGGTGCTGGACAGGCGAAACTTCATGGCAACCTCTCAGCGGACGATCAGCGCGATCTCGTCCATGCCGGTCAGCGGGCACAGCGAGAGCGGCAGCGAATAGTTGACGATGCCGTCGCGCTCGCCCTGGGTGGGCTTGCCGATCTCGACGGCAGGGGAGGCGGCCTCGACGATGTTGCCGGCCGTCTTGCCATGCACCAGCGACAGGGCATCGCGCGTCCGGGCCTGTGCCCGCTCGAACCAGTTCACGACCGACAGCGGCTGGGCGACGACAACCGCGCTGCCCGAGCTCGAGCGGTCGCCGATCATCATTTCCTCGTCGCCGATCAGGAACCGGGGCACGAGCGTGTTGCCCAGATCGAGGCTCAGGCTTTCGGCGACCGAGGACCAGCCATGCAGCGTCATCGTCGTGTTGGCCTTCGACACCGTCGCCGGCGTGGTCCAGCCCGCCATGGTCACCGCGGGCATTGCCGCCAGGTCGGTGATCGTGCCCAGCATCCCGATCATCGAGAAGCGGAAGCGCGGGATGGCCTTGGGCGCGAAGGACATCGTCCAGGTCGCGCGGCAGCCCAGCATCACATGCTGGACCTTGTCCGACACGAAGTAGAGCGAGCCCGACTCGGTGTCGTCCTCGACGATCTGGTAGGTCACCTTGACGCCGGGATCGATGATCTGGGCCATGCCCGACACCCGCAGCAGCGAGCCGTAGCGCGGCACGGTGCCCGCGGCACCGGCACCTGCGATCTCGACGTCGAACTCGATCTTGGCGTGCTGGCCCTCCAGCGTGATGCCCTGCTGGCCCATGTAGGGCAGCATCAGGTCGCGCGAGACCTCGTCCGCCTCGATCGGCGTGATGGTCACGTTGGTCGCGATGATGGCATCGGCCGCAGCCGGGGCGGCATCGACGCCGTAGCCCGACTCGATCTTGTGCAGGATGGCCAGCTTGCGGTGGCGGCGAATGGCCATGGTCAGGTTCCTTTCCGGGGCATGCGCCGGATCGGCTGCGGCGCGTCATCGGTATTGGACGGGGCGGCAGCAGAGCCCTCCCGGCTCAGCGCGCCCGTATCGGGATCGCGGACATAGCTGCCTCCGCTTGTCGGTTTCGTCGGGTCGGTAGTCGTGCCCATGTCATTCCCCCGTCAGAAATCGCGTGGTTTCCCACGTCTGGACGTAAATGCTGACGCCTGTGGCAAGCGGGCTGCTCTCGCCACCGACCAGCTCGAACGGATTTTCGCACTCGTCGGCCAGCCAGCCGGCCAGCGCAACCTCGACCGCGCGCTTGAGCCCGTCGAACATGGCTGCGCGCTCGGCCCCGCGGGCGTCGTTGTGGTGGCGCACGACGAAGGCAGTCAGGATCTGCGTCTGGACGAGCTGACGATACCCGCCGGTTGCGATCTGGTTTGGCCGGGCCCGTTCCCGGTAAGGGATCACGAAGCATGTGCCATGCGCGGCAGCCGTGCCCTTGGCCAGCGCCTCGACATCCTCGGCGACCTCGACCCCGGCCAGCTCCGGTGCGGCCGAGACCAGGCGCTGGACGACCGCCCCGATCATCGCCACCCCCTGAGATGGGTGCGCGTGAAGACCTCGCGCGGCGAGGCGGCGACATGGGTGCCGGCAACCTCGGCCGGGGTTTCTCCGGCGGCGTCGGGCAAGGTGATCAGGCCGCGCGCAACGTCCTTCAGCCCGGCGATGGCATCCTTGTAATCCGCGGTGACATGGTCGGGCGCGCCGTCGCGGTGCAGCACGTACCGCGCGATCGAGACCGCCCAGGTGTTCAGCAACCTCGGCGTGCCGGGCAGCGGGAGGGCGTATTTCACGCGGACATAGCCGTTGATGGTGCTGTCCGCATCGGCCAGGGCGGCGGCGATCACATCCGGATCGGGGACGCCCAGACCGTCGCGATCCGCGACCTGCAGGATTTCGACGTGACCGGCCCGCGCGATCAGGTCAGCCAGGACGGCATAGCTCATCCGCCCGCCTCCATCTCGACGGCGCGGGCCTCGGCCTTGTCGGCCCAGACACGGAACGCGCGAAGATAGCCCTCCGTGCAGGAGGCCACGATCCCCGCGCCGCGCACAACATGCGTGCCAGACGACTGGCGCACCCGGACATTGAAGGCGCCCGCGTCGATCGCCCCGCCGTCACGGGCGACCAGGGCGGCCTGGGCGCGGACCCGGGCGGCGGCCCGGCGCAGGTCGGCGGCGGTGATCGGGGCGGGACGGGCCATCGCTCAGGCCTCGTCCTCGGGCAGCGGGATGCGGCCGGGCTGGAACACCGCGCGGTTGACGGCCATGAAGCCCTGCTCGATCGCGGTGCGACCGATCGCGAGCCAGCGCTTGTCGGTCGCGGGATCGGCGGCGAGCGCGTCGAGCTGGCGCAACACGCGCTCTTCCAAGGTCTTGTTGACATTCACCGTCTCGACGGCATCGCCACTTTGGGGGCGGTAGCCCTGGACGGGCAGGCCGGCATGCTTGCTCATTGCAGGGCCACCTTTGCATCTTCGATTGCCGCTTCGGGGTCCTCGATGCCGAAATCCTCCCGCATGCCTTCTTCGACCTGCGCCCAGGCGCCTGTCACGCGAAGGTCGAAGCTTTCGAAAAACGCCAGAATGGCATTCGCCTGTTCTTCATTCAGAAGCTTCATCAGCTTGTACCTCGTCCTGTCTGGTCGGGATCCCGGGGGCGGCGGACCGCCCCCGGGCAGGAAGGGCTAGCCCTTCGTCGCCCGGGCCTTGCGGGGCCGGGATTTCGGTGCGGGGGAGGCCGCGGCCTCCCCCGCTGGCGCCGGTTCTTCGCCGGTCGCCTCAAGGCGCGGCTCGGCCCTGGCGCCTTGCGGCTCGGGGCTGTCTTCGCCGCCTCGCTGGGTATTCTGCTCGGGCGCCACCACGCCCGCCGCGCGCAGCTGCGCGGCGATCACGGGCGAGACCGTGATGACGTCAAGCGCGCGGTGGAGCTGGCCGTCGACCTTGGCCCGCCCGATCAGCGTGATGGAGACCCGCTCGGCCATCGTCACGCCGCCGGTCCGCCGGCACCCTGGAACAGGAACCCGCCCTCGGCGCCGGTCAGGTAGACCCGGCGCTCGACCTTGATCGGGTAGATCCAGCTGTCGTTCGAGCGCTCGAAATACGGCTGCTCGACCTGGGGATAGCCGCGCAGCTCGTAGGTATAGCCGTAGGACGGGACCTGGAACGTGTCGCCCGCTTCGGGGACATAGGCGAGGATCGCGTCGTCGCCCCAGACATCGGTCGCCAGCGTCGCGTCATCCGCAGTCTCGGGCAGCCAGACCGCCTTGCCGACGATCACGCGCTTGATGTCGAAATAGGCTGCCAGCATCTCGGCGGTGATGCTTTCCTTCGACGTGTACTTGAACTGCTCCTTGACGCTCGGATTGCGCTTGAGCCCGTTGAACGCCGTGGGGCCCAGAACCAGCGTGTTCGGATAGCGCCCGATCGAGCGGCGGATCGCCTCCTTGCCCTCGTCGATGTCTTCCGAGGGCACCGATGTGGGGCTCGTCCAGCGCGCGGAGCCCGCCAGCGGCAGCTTGTGGTTCGAATCGTAGTTCGCGGCGTTGCGGGCCAGTTGGGCGGCCTCGTATTCGTGGCCGAGATCGACGACGTCGAGCACCATGTTGACGGCACCCTGGCCCAGGTCGATGCCCGGCACGCTCATCGCCTCTTCCTGGTGCTCGATCGGCACCACGCCCTCCAGCGCATCCTGGATCAGCGCGACGGGGTCGGACGCATAGCCGTACTGGATGCGCTTCTTGTCGGCGCCGGGCGCGCGGCGGGTATTCAGCTTGCGGAAGCTCTCCTTGCCGAACTTGATGACCCGCATCGACCGGTTCGGGATCGTCACGCGCGGAAACAGCAGGTGCGAGATGAACTCGAGATTGCGGTAGCCGCGGGCGTGGGTCGACAGGATCGGATCGACGACCGCCGCGGTGCGCTGGTTGACGGGTTGGTTCATGACTGTGTCGCTCCTCAGCGGATCAGGATCTGGACGAGTTCCCCGTCCGCAGCGGCGGTCAGGGCGGTGGCGAAGATGTTGGCGGCACCGGCACCGGCGACCTTGACGCCCCCTCCGGCGGCCGACACGAGTTTCGCGCCCGGCGTGATCGGCCCCGAGGCGGTCACGGTCTCGAAGCCGATGGCGGTCAGCGCCACGTCCAGGCCGATCTCGGTTGCGGGGTTCTGGGCCACACCCTTGACGGGTTGATCCTCGAGAACGATCGGGGCGTCGTTGAACCCGACCAGATCGCCGGCCGCGACCAGGGCGGATGCCGTGGCGGTCAGCGACAGGATGGAATGATAGGTGCGCAGCATGGGGGCCTCCGGTCAGGAAACGGCGCGCACGGCGTCCATATACGCCGTGCCGGGGTTGGCGCGCTGGAAGGTCAGCGCCTTGTGGTGCAGCTCGAGTCCGGCGGGATCGACGGGCTTGCCGTCGGCCGCGAAGCTGGCCCCGTCGCTCTGGCCCGCCTCCGGCAGGTCGAGCGCGCCGAAGCTCACCACCTTGGGCTGCTCGGCCAGGACCTGGCGGATCGCGGCGGCGGGAGTGATCGCCTCCCCGGCGGCAAAGCTGACGGAGGTCTCGGCCGGGAGCGCGTCCAGGATCGCGACGACCTTGTCCTTCGAGGCCGGCAACAGGCGGCCTTCGGTCACCAGGCCCTCGGCGAAGGCGACGTTGTCGGCATGCGCAAGGTCGCGCTCGCGCGCCTTCAGCTGCTCCTCGCGGGCGGTCAGGGTGGCTTCGCGCTCGGCGAAGGCGGGATCGGGCTGCTGGCTCACAGCGGGCTCCTTCTTCTGGTCAGGGGGGACGGCCGGGGTGTCGGGGGCGGCGACCACGGGCTTGTCGCCCGGATCGGCGGAGATGCTTTCCAGCCATTCGAGCCGATAGGCCGGGAGCGCCTTGTCCGCATCCTCCAGGCCGAACTTCTCGATCAGGAAGTCGCGCAGACCGCGCAGGATGCCCGCGGCCTCGTCCCCGGCGCGGCAGGCGAATTCGCCGGTGAAGGTCGCGGCCTCGTCGGCCGGGATCGCGAACTTCACGTTGCGCAACCCCGGCACGGCCGGCGCGGCGCCGCCCAGGAACCCCACGTGTTTCGGGTACCAGGTGCCAGGCACCGGGTTCGCCGGATGGTCGGGCCGGAAGAAGCTGAGCGACACCTTCTTGTAGCGCCCGGCCCTCACGGCGTCCGAGAACGCGGGGTCGATCTCGTCGGCCTCGGCAAAAAGCCGGCCCTCGGTCGCGTCGTACTCGAACGCCTTGATCCATCCGAAGGCCGGGGCGTCGGTCGCGGGGTGGCCGACGACGATGGGCGCGGGCGCCGTCTCGGGGTCGTAGGCGTCGGCCACGGCCTTCAGATCGGCGGCGGAATAGGTCAGCGCATCGCCCTGCATCGGCGTGAAGGTGCCGGGGCGGAAGACTTCGATGCGCGCGGTTCGGGCGGCAGGGGCCATCAGGGTCCATCCAGGTGGTTGCTGGGTGGCACCATGGCGCAGCCCGGAAACGCAAAAGACCGGACGTTTGTCCGGCCCCTCCTGGTCTCCCGATGGTCAGAGCATGCGCCGTATCGGCCTGCCGCTCAAGCGCGGAATGCGGCCATGCGGCACCGATGCCGCCGGATCGGTGCGGAGCGCGATTCTAACGGGGGGTTAACGGCCCTCCACGGGTTTCGACGGGCGTCGGGACGCCCGGACCATCCCGGGGCCTCTCCGGCCCGCTCAGCGAGGGCGCTCATCAGCCGCGCAACCAGGCGTCGGCCAGCTCGATGATCGCCTCCTCGTCCTCGGCCGAGAGACCGAGATAGGGACGCGCGGGAATCGTGATCGTGTAGGCGCGGACCGAGACATTCTCGCGCCCGAACAGGCGGCCCGTGCGCGCCTCCCGCCGGATCGTGCCGCCGAGCTGATGGATGGCCCCATAGGGCATGGGCGTGCCCACCGTCACGCCCTCGGCCGAAGGGCGCGCGTTCAGCGAGTTGTAGAGGGTCTGGCCGAAGCCGTTGCGGCGCAGCTTGGTGATGGGCACCTGGCCGCGCCGGATGCGCTGGCGGATGGTCGAGGGGGCGTGCGCCGCCCAGGGCGTGCCGTCCGGCGCGGACTCGGACGCGAAGTTGCGCTGCGTCGACTGTACGATCTCCTCGCCAACCTGCTTGTAGAACCCGGCGGGATTGTCCATCCGCTCGACCAGGGTGCGCAGCCGCTCCTGCGCCTCCAGGTCGTCGATCGTGACGGCCATCGTGACGCCGGTCATTGAAAACCCCCGCTGAAACGCCTACATTCTCTGTGTCCGGGAACCCGAAGAGCGGTGATGCTCCTGCAAGGGACCCGGCATGACGGTCGGATCACCCCGGCCGTCATTTTCGTTTCCAGAGCAGCTTGCCGCCGCGGCGCCGGTCCCAGAGCCTGAGCGACGGGCGGCCCTTCGCATCCGTCGTGTCGTAGGCCGTCACCGCGTCCCAGAGTTTGGTCCCGGCCTCGAACACCACCATCAGCCCGTGCGTTCCGTCCGTGCGGAAGTAACGGCGATCGACGACAACATCGACGATCGCGCCGGTATTGTTGTCCCGCTTGGCAATGACACCCATCCAGATCTCGTCGGGCTCGAGCAGGGTCTCGGCGAACCAGAGCATGAAGCGGCCCCGGCTCCGCTTGTCGCCCTTGAACCAGCCGGTGCGGCTATCGCGGAACAACTCGTCCGAGACGGGCATCCGGCCGCCCGCCTGGTCGACATGCAGCACCGCGCGCCCCGGCTCGGCGCCGAACATCTCCAGGAAGGCCGCGATCATCCCGTCGGGATCGAGATCGCCGTCCAGAAGCGGCCCATCGAAAGGCCGCGCCGCAGCCAGGAGCTCGTCCAGCGGATCGGGCGTGTCGATCAGGGCCAGCTGCCGACCCGCCGCCACACCGCCCGCCTCCTCGATCAGCGCCGACGGCACGAGGCCCCGTTCCCACCGGTCGCCCGGCATGTAGTCCCAGCCCGCGCCGATGCCCTGCGGCTTCATCACCATCTGGCCCGTGGCCTTGTCGATGACCGGAACGGTGGCATCCATCGGCGCGGTGTCCGGCCCGGTCTTGCCGAGCTTGCGCAGGTCGCGCTCCGACAATGGCCGGACCCCGCAGCTGCACAGCCAGTCATTGGGCGGGAAATGGGTGTCCCACCAGGGATCGTCCCACCTCAGGACCAGTCCGTGCCAGGCCAGATGCTGCGGGCGCGGCTCGGCGGGAATGCGGCTGTCACCGTGGACGTACTGCCAATAGGGGCGCAGCCGGACCATGTCGGGATCGCGCAGTTGCGCCAGCCGGCCCGCCATGAAGCTGGTGCGCACGTTCGTCTCCAGGATCGTGCGGATGCGCCAGTTCCGTTCGCCGCGATACTCCCAGCCGTATTTCGCCGCGATCCGGTCGAAGTCCTGACCGAACTGCTCGATCGAGCGGCCGTTCCGTTGGTAGTCGAGAATGGCCTCCTGGAAATCCTCCAGCATCGCCATGTCGGTCGCCCCCGCGATCACGAATTTCCGGTCGTGGACGCCGCGCAGCGCGTCGGTCCAGGATTTCGTGGGAGCGGGCCGTTTCTGGCGCTGGAACGCGATCTGCTCGCGAAACGCCTGCGGCGCGACCTCGATCGCATTGTCGGCCACCTCGCCGCCGAGATCCCGGAACACGGTCTCGCGCCCCTCGTACATCGCCAGCTCCATCGCCTCGCCCAGCGGCCGGGCCAGCGCATCCGGCGTCCAGCGCGCGCCGAGCTCGAGCAGGGATCGGGCCGCGGCCTCGACGTCGGGCGCGTCGGCGATGGCCTGGCGGATCGCAGCCAGCCGCCGTGCGAAATGCGGTCGGACGGCCTCGGTCAGCTGGTCGCGGACCCGTTCGGCCGGCCCCGGCCCGGCGGCAAGGCAGACATGGTCAGGGACTTTTTTTTTAGGCGGGGCGGCAAAGGCGGGATCACCCGGCACGGTCGGAGCCGCGGGAGGTGCGACCGTCGCCCGGATGACCACCAGGGCGTTGATCTCGTCCTCCGACAGATCGGGCACGACACCCGATGCCACCACGAATGCCCGGGCGGCCTCATCGTCCTCGATCGACGCGGCCAGCGACAGGACCTCGCGCAGGGCCGCCGTCGCGGCGGACGCGGCCTCGGCCTGGGCGCGGCGCGTGTCGGCCTTCTCGCGCTCGCTTTCGGGGCGGACGCGCCAGACGCTGGGCACGCCCGCGCCCGGCAGGTTGTAGTCCACGATCCAGGTCACGAGCTGCTCGCGCAGCGTGTCGGACAACAGGTCGCCGTCTCCGTCGACAAGCATCGCCAGCATGTCGGCATGCGTCTCGGACGCCGCGCGCGATCCTGTATCGCCGATATCGGTGGTCAGCGTCTCGCCGGTCACGCAGATCGAAATCTGCTTGTCCCAATACGTCAGGAAATCCTGGTAGGTGACCGATCCGGACCGCGCCGCCTCGAGGAACCTGACGCCCGTGCCCACCGGCACGACCACGGCCGAAGACGTCCGGATGTCCCTCAGCGTGCCCAGGAGCTTTCGCTGCTCTTCGGTCATCGTGCCATAGGGCGTCTCGCCGACGACCGTGGGGCCTGCGAACTTCTCGGCGAAGTGCAGCCAGAACGCGACGCCCTCGCGCTTGAACAGCACCGGCCAGAACAGCCGCGTTCCCAGTCCCAGGCCATAGGGGTTGTTCCCCTGCACACCATGTCGATGCACGATGAACTTGCGCTCGGGCAGATCGATGCCCTCGCGCATGTTCGACCAGGTCAGAAGCCGCGGCCGCCACTGCTCGTCGAACGCAAATCGGCGCTGATCATGCGTCACGATGCGCTCGGGCAAGATGCGCGAGCCCTGACGGGCCCAGACGATCTCCGAGACGGCGAAGCCCTTCAGCGTCGCGTCGAGCAGGTCTTCGCATACCCGGTCGAATGGCAGCGCCTTGAGCGCGCCGCGCACCAGCTCGGCCGCCTCGACGTCGCGCGGTGCGTCCGAGGCCGGCTCGACGACCCATTCGCGGGCGGTCAGCACCTTCTTGCGCTTCTGGAGCATCGCCCAGGCATGGGTATCTCGCTCGATCTCGTCATAGATCTTCAGTCCCTTGCCGCCGCCGCGCTGGATCAGCGTGTCGTCGGCGTGCTGCAGCACCCCCGAGTAGAAGGGGATCGTGATGTCGTTGCGGGCATTCGCGATCAGCGTGCGGGACTCGGCCGGAAGGTTCCGGCGCCCGGGTTCGGCGAAGGATGCGCTGCGGCGACGTCGTCTGCTCATAGCCTGTAGCCCTCCAAGCCGTCGATATGGTCGGATGCGGCGGTCATTACGCCGCCGCCGATACCGGCGCCCCCGCCCCCGGCAAAGTGCAAAGCGTTCTGCCAGAGCATGTCCAGGCAGTCCGGTCCGTCATCGTGATCTGCGTTCGGCCATTGTTGCAGCTGGTCGATCAGGGTGGTGTGCGCGGGATGGAACCGGATCAGGCCGGCGGCCACCGGCGGCTGCAACCGCTCGATCCGCAGGTTCTTGTCGGCCGAGGGCGTGATCGGCACGGCCGACAGGCCAACGCCTTGCTTCGCCGCCTCGGTCATCAGCGAGGTGCGCAGGAACTCCTGGAACTGCACCGCCTCGACGAACCACAGCAGCGCGCGGTACTCGCGCTGCAGCGCGATCGTGTCGGCGATGATGACGTCGGGCAGCCGGCGGCGGATCGAGGCCTCGACCACGTCCATCCGGCCCGTCAGCCGGTCGAATCCGCCGATCAGGATCGCGGACGGGTCGCGCACCGTTCGTGCCTTGCCGCCCGCCTTGCCCAGCGAGGGGTCGATCGCCCCGAAATAGATCAGGTCGGGCAGCCTGTTGGTCCAGAAGACCAGCTTGCCGAACGGGTTGCCGTCCGAGATGGGCTTGTTCTGGTACTCGGTCTGGAAGGCGTCGTGGCTCGCCGCGCGTTCCAGCATCAGGAACAGCAGCGGCTGGATCGAGGGCCAGTTGACCACGGCGCCGGCATCCATCTCGGCCCTGTGCGCGGCATGGAAGGCGCGCGCGGCGGCCTCGCCCTCATTGGTGAAGACCTCCTCGAACTGGTCCCACAGGTCCATCCGGTCCGGCCATTTCACGATGGCCTGGAACTCGGTCACCCGCCAGACCGGTGATTTCGCGGCGCGCACCAGCACGGCGTCGAAATGCAGGACCGTCCCGACCCAGACCACGTCCATCGACCCGTCCGGCGGGCCGACCTTCAGCGCCGCCCGTTCGACCCAGCGCTGCAGCTTCTGACGCTGCTCGGGCGAACGGACGCCCTCGTCGTTCTCCAGGTCGTCCAGGAACATCAGGTCCGGCCGATGGGGGCCGTGGCGCCGGCCACGGATCTTCTGGCCTGCGCCCAGCCCCTCGACGCGCACGTTGCCGCGGGTGACGATCTCGCCCTCGCGCCAGACCCGCCCCTCGCCGCAGGCCTCGCGGAAATCGTATTGCAGGCGCGGGTTCGTGGTCAGCTCCGCCTTGATCGCCTCGATCAGCAGCGCGGCCTGGGCGTAGACGTCGCAGACCTCAAGTATGTAGCGCTTCAGCCCGCGCACGATGCAGTAGAGCGCGAAGCCGAGCGAGAGATGGGTCGATTTCGACGAACCGCGCGGCGCGATGAACAGATCCCTGACGCCTGCCTCGGACGCAAGTATCTCGGGCACCCGCGCGAAGATGTGCTCGTGAAACAGGCTCGGCTCGCCCTTCACGTAATGCGGCAGGTAGGTTTCCATGAAGAACCGGAATCCGGCCGCGGGATCGGCCACGCGCGCCAGCCGCGCCGCCCGGGCATCGGGATCGGCCGGGAAGGCATCGACGGAAAGCTCGATCCAGCGCGCGAACTCGTCCGCCATGGTGGCGAGCGAGTCCCGGAAGTCCCGGGCCGAGACGGCGGCCTTCAGCTGGGGGCGCTTGCTCATGACGAATAGAGGCCGGTCAGGCGTTCCCCGAACGGCTCGATGATCTCGAGGATCGCGGCGGCGTGCTGCGGGAAGTGCTGACGCACGAAGTCCAGAAGGTGGTGCATCACGTTCTGGGCGACCCCGAGCTCCGAGATCTTCGGCGCGAGCTTGCCGGCAGAGGCGGTCATCTTGGTCATCGCGTCCGCCAGCGCGACCAGGTGCCGGACCTTCTGGTCCATCGGCAATTCGCCGTTCTTGATCTCGTCCAGCAGCGACTGGGCCATGATCATGAAGTCCTCGAGCACCGAGGACACGACCGTCTCGATCCCTTCGCCCGCGATGATCGAGGCCGACCGCGCCAGGTCCCAGTCATCACCGGCGGCCTTGGCGGTCTTCTTCCAGCGGCCGAAAGTGGCCTGGTTGATCCCGTAGGCGGTGGCGATCGTGGCCCCCGTCATCCGGCGATAGACATAGTCCGACCTGGCCTTGCGGCGGGTATCGTCACTGGCCGCCATTCAGGCCCCCATTGATGATGAACGCCATGATCCCGCCAAGGATCGCCGTCAGGACGATCCAGACGACCTTGCTGGTCGACGACTGGATGCGGTCGAGCGAGGTCTGGATGTGCTTGAACCGCTCCTCGCCGACCGCACGGTCGACCTCGAGCTTGGCGACCCGGGGTTCGAGCACGTTCAGACGCTGGTGAGCGGCTTCGTCCCGCGTGGCCTGGGCATGGAAATCGCTCACTTCGAGGCACCCTTCCCGAAACTGGCGGCAATCGCCTTGCCGGTATGGCCGCCCATGTAGAGCGTCAGGTACGACACGGTCAGACCCAGCAGGACCTCGAACGGGGCGGTCGGGATCGCGGTCTTCCAGATCGCGTTCGCGACATGCGCGCCCTGGATGTTCCACCACCACAGATAGGCCAGCAGGTACATCCAGAACGGACGCCACAGCCAGCGCAGCCAGTGCCCCTCGTCCTCGCGCGCGAGCATCGCGGCCTTCGCCTCCAGCTCGGCGGTGTAGAGTGCCAGCAGTTCCGGGCTTGCGCTCTCGACGGCCAGGATCGCATCCGAGACGCGATCAGGCTGATAGGTTGCCAGCTGCTCCACCTCGTCGTAGCGCACCCCGGCTTGACGGGCGATGGCAGCGACAACGTGCTCCGCAAGTTCGGCATTCGCGGCGCCAATCCGGCGTTCGAGGATCTTGCGCACGACGGGCGCGCCCACCTGGGCGGCTATGGAAACCAGGGCAGCGCTCATCAGATACTCCGAAGCTTGGCGGCGATGCGCGGGAAACGGCGATCGAGCCGTGCGGCCAGCGCATCACGATAGGTCCAGGCGAGCCAGGCCAGCCAGATCGCGCCGAGGCCGAGGATGATGGGCTCGATCCACGGTGCAGCGCTCAGCGCGTCGGCCAGCCCGGCGGGCGCGGCCTCGGGCAGCTCGCGGGCGGCAGTGACACCCCCGGCCGAACCGCCCGCACCGACGACGCCCGCCTGGACCTTGACCCGCGCATCCAGCGCGCGCTGCAGCGCCGAAAGCGTGGCCCGCCCGATGATGCCGTCGACCGTCAGGCCGTAGCGGCGCTGGAACTCGCGGGCCGTGGTGGCCAGCACGCCGTGGGCATTCGTTCCGGGATCGAATCCCAGCGAGGCGAAGCCCTTGCGGATTTCGGCGATCTCGGCCTCGCTGACCGGGACCGCGAAGCGCGCAAGGCCATCCGCCCGCACGGGCACCGTCGCCACGCGGTCGATGCCCGCGTAGCGACCGTAGGCGAGCATCTCGAATTCCTCCGCGCGGCGCAGCACGAGGCCCGGCAAGACCTTGCCACCGCCTTTTCGCCATTCCCCCAGCGCCGCCCGGATCTCCGATACCGGCGCCTTCACGCGCCAGCGCTTGACCCACGTCGCCCGCCCGATCGCCCCGGTGTTGAAATGGAACGACACGCCCGCATCGAACTCGTGTTGCTTCGCCCCCGGCATGGCGGCCCCGACGGCGGGCTCGTAGTTCCGCATGAGTGCCAGCGCCAGCAACCGGTTGGCCTCCGTGCGGGTGATGACCATGCCCGCCTTCGGCACGACGACGCCCGAGGCGGCGGTCAGGCCTGCGCCGATGGTCCATTTGCCGGCCGGGCAGCGATAGGCCCGCAGGGCGACACCCTCATGGCCTTCGAGGAACGCGCGTCCCTGTTCACTGGTCTGCATTGGTCGGCCCCGGGCAATGGTGTTTCCCGAGGGATGCCCGCTCGCCATGGTTGCCTAGTCCGGACATCTGTCCGGCCTGCGCGGTCTAGTCGTGGAAAAGATCAGGCTGGTCGGGGTTTCGGGCGGTCCGCCCGTTCGCCACGCGCCGCACGTGGCGCTGCGAAATCCCCAGGCGGCGGGCGATCTGGGCCCGGCTCAGGCCTTGGCCCTCCAGCGCGCCCACCTGGTGGCGCACCGCGCGGGCCCGGGCATGGGGCACATAGATCATGCCGCCGCCCAGGAACCTGCATAGCGCAAACCCGTCCTCTTCACCAAGCGCCTTGATGATCGGGTGATCCGGAGGCGGGGATTTGGGGAATTTCACCTCCTGCCCGCCACAGACCTCGATCAGCCGCAGCGCGACCCGCAGGCCGAGCGTCTCGGCCACGTCGATCAGCGACTCCGGCAGGCCGTCGGTGGAGGCGGGGGCGCGGGTCATTGGAGGCCGGGATCCTCCGGATAGTCGCCCGGAGCCTCGAGGCGCTTCCGGCAGGGCGCGACCCAGCCGAAGCGGGTGCCCCAATTCGGGTCGAAATCGTGTGTCCAGATGACCCAGCAATAGGCGGTCGCCGTGCTGCCATCGGGCGACAGCCGCCCCTTGTGCATCACGACGCGCTCGCTGAACTGAAGGATGTAGGCGGGCGGGTGCGGCTTGAAGAGCCGGTCGTGACGGCCCACCCCCTCCAGAAAGGCGGAGCGGACCAGCATCGCCACGCCCTGAAGGCTGGTCTCCAGCGCCCGCTCGATGAACGCCTCGGCGAGGCGGAAGGGCGGGTTGGTGATCGTCCAGTCGGCGGGCGGCAGCTTCTCCATCCCGATGAAGTCGAACACCGGGAAGCCCGCCCCGTAATCGTGGACGTCGCTGGCCTCCACCTGCCGGAAGTATTCCTGCAGCGGACGGACCATGTGGCCCCGGTTCGCCGCCGGTTCGCGGCAGGTATCCATGACCGCCCAGGTGCGCAGCCAGTTGCACAGCGCCCGGGTCGCCCAGGGCGGCGTCGGGAAATCGTCCAGTGCATCCTTCGGCTCGCGCCGCTGCTGCATGACCGCGCTGCTGGTATTCTGGGCCATCAATAGTCCCTCCCGACGAGCTCGACGCAGGACAGCGGGACGATGGCGACCTTTACCCTCGGCTCACCCTGCTTGTTCCAGTCGCCGCCGTCCTGGTAGCGCACCTTCACCGAGCGCTTCCGCGGATAGATCGCAGTCACCACACCTGCATGGGTCAGCCGCCCGCAATCGACATGCCGGAACTCGACCCGATCGAACATTTCGACTGCGTAGGTCTCGTCGTCGCAATAAAAGAGGGGCGTGGCGCTCACATCTCCCTCCGTTCGTTGGCAGCGTCCGCCCCCCCGGCCTTGCCGCGGGCTTCCATCTTCTTCAGCGCCTCGATGATGGGGCTGGCCTGGGCGTAGGACAGCAAGTCCGGATCGACCGCGACCCCGTCATGGCCATGCGCCACGAACCGCTTGCAGAAGGCCCGGAGCGCCTCGCGTGAACCGTTCTCGATCACGCCCAGCCGGTGGCACGACGCCCAGAGCGCGTGGATCATCCGGCAATACGGCTTCGACGAGGCCGGCCGGGTCTTCGCCCGCTTGCCGGGCCGCACCTTGAACCCGAGCGTCTTCAGGGCGTCAATTACGTCCCGTTTCTGACGCTCGTCCATCGCGCGCAGCGAGGACTGCCCGGTGACGCGCACCAGCAGCGCCCGGTAATCGTCCTCCTCGAGGCCCAGCTCGGCCCGCGCGATGTTGATGATCGCGTTGGCGTTCATGGGGTGTCCCTCCCCAGAAGAAGGAAATCGAGGCTGACGCCAGCCTCGATCGCAACCTTCACGGCCGCCTCGTAAGGCACGCTTTTGCGGCTGATCCACGTCGAAACGGTATTCTTGCTCAGGCCGAGATGCTCGGCGAGACTGGTGTCAGTAAGGATGTTCAGGGCTTGCTTCATGCGGATGACAACCGCTGCCGCTGATGTGTCGCCGGTCTCGGTCGCGGACCATTCAGAGCGGGACTTCGCATTTCCGTCCGAAGCCAAGATCATGATGAACATCGCCATGGCTCACGCGCTCCTGCGCTTCGCCGGGACGTCCCGGTAGATGGTCCGGTACATCAGCCGCCGCACCGTTGCGTAGCTGGCGATCGGGATGTCCGTGCCCTCGGCGGCCTTGCACGCCCGGCGCCAGCAGGCGGCCAGGGACAGCTGCTCCGGGCTCATGTAGTGCAGGCGCACCATGTCCAGGAACCGCGGATCGCAGGCATCTCCGGGGCGCGGCTTGATGGTCGTGGCCATCTCAATCCCTCCTCTGGATCGGTGAAAACGGGCTTCGGTCCGGCCGGGGCGCATCGGGCGGGATCGGCACGACGCCGAGGCAGACCAGCGTCAGCGCCATCGCCTCGATCTCGCGGCTGGTGACGCGGATCAGGCCCAGGGGGCCGCGCGCGTCGATCTTGCCGACGGCGCGGGCCGCGGCTTCCAGCATCTCGGCTTCGGTCCAGGGGGCGGGGTCAGTCACGGGCGCACCTCGCGCAATGCTCCGAAGAGGTAAGGGACGGGGTGAACGGGCGGTGGCAGATCGCGCATTCGATCTGGCCGGCCTCGGCCGCCCGCCGCTGCACCATCCGGCATTCCTGCGCCCATTTCCCGCGCAGCACCTGCATCGCAACCCCCATCGACAGGGCCACGTCCGACAACTTCTCGCCCTGCTGGATCCGCAGGAAGGCGCGCTGAAAGTCCTCGTCGGTGGGTTCATCCGCCGCGTCGGCCGGGGCCAAATCCGCCAGGGGCGCGACCACGGCCGGCAGGGTTTCGTGGGCCGGATCGGCCGGGGCCTCCGCAGGCTCAGGCGCCGGTGCCGGGTCGGCCGCGGCAGCGCGCCCTCCGGCTTCGTCGAGCAGGAACGACAGCACCCTCTGGGCGATGTCCTCGTCGGCAAATGTCGCCACGACGGCGGGCCGCAGCTCGACGATCTCTGTCTGGCCGTCAGGCCGCGTTCGAAGCGAATACGTCATCTTGACCTCCTGGCTGCTCGTCAGGGCCGGGCCACCACGCCCGGCCGACCGCCGCCCGGGGGATGCCCGGACGGCAGTTTCGCATCAGGTCGCGGGGCGGGCCGGCTTGAAGACCAGCTTGCGGGTCTCGGGGATCTGGATCGGCTCCCCGGTCATCGGATTGCGCCCGGTGCGCGCGGCGCGGGCCTTGACCTGGAACCGGCCGAAGCCGGGGATGCTGACGGTGTCGCCCGCCACGGCATGCGTTTTCACCGCGGCGAACAGCATCTCGATCGCCTCGGTCGCAGCCTGACGCGTCAGGCCGGTTAGTTCAGACAGTTCGCGCGCAAGGTCGGTCTTGTTCACAGTGCCCATCGGTCGTTCTCCTTTCGGGTCAGGCGGGCTGCACCATGGCAGTCCCGCGGGTGGTCTTCGGCGGGCAGCCGAAGCAGTCCTTCGCGCGCAAAGGAGCGCGCATGACCGAGCCAGACCTCTCGCGCGACGCGCCAGTTCTGGCCCACTGGCAGTTCGTCGATGATGGCAAGTGCCCGCTCGATCCGCTCGGCATCGTCGGGGTGCTCCAGGACCGGGCTGGCGCCGAAGAAGATCGCCATCTCGGCCTGAAGCGCGATCCGATCCGCCTGGACGATCTCCGCCGCGCGCGGACGCGGCGCGACGGCCCACGCGGCGCCGATCACGCGGTCCACGCGCGCCTTCGCCCGGTCGATGCACTCGCGCACGGTGGCGCCCGCATAGGGCAGGCCGTGCTCGGCGATGAAGGCCACCGCGGGCGAGGTCATGTCGCCCAGGATCGCCTCGTGCGCGTCGTGCAAGAGCGCCCAGGCCTTCTGTTCCGGCGCATCGACCAGGCGTGCGACCAGAACCGAATGTGCCGCCACCGACCAGGGCTCGGGCGTGCGGCCCGAGAAGCGGTTGATCTTGGCCAGCGCATCGGCGACCCGCCACGCGCTGACATCGCGCGGGGACAGCGCCGTCAGGTCGATCAGGCCATCCGCGGTCTGAAAGGGGACGCCCATCCCGCCCCCCTCACAGCGACGCGATGTTGAGCACGATCTGCTCCATCCGGCCCGTGCGCTCCTCGCGCTCGTAGAACCGGATGTAGGTCGCGCTGCCATCGACCCGGATCGCATCCGAGATCGCGGTCATCGCCTTGTCCCATTTCGGGTCGGGCTTGCCCTCGGCCGTCTTCATTTCGAGCTTCCTGAGGCCCAGCACGCGGCCCGTGTCGATGCGGCCCTGCTTGTTGACCTGGAAGGCGTGCTCGACGAGCGCGCGGATATTGGCGTTTCCGCCTTCCGCCCAGTCCTCGATGCACTCGTCGATCAGGGCCTTGGCCGCCTGCAGCTCGGGGCCGAAGCTGATCCGCTTGCTGACCGCGACCTCGACCTCGAGGCTGCCGTCGAAGCTGCGGAAGGTGACGTTGCCCTGCGGCCCGCCGACGCGCGCGCCGTATTTCTCGAAGATCAGGTCCTTGGCGGCCATCACCTCGGACAGAGACGATTCCTTGAAGGCTGCGAGCGCGCTGCGCATGGACTTCGCGCCGCCGGTCAGGCGGCGGACCAGCTCATCCTTCATCTGGTCGGCCTCGCTGATACGCGAGAGCGGCACGTAGCGCCCTTCGCTGTCCATCCACATCGGGTCGGCGGCAAGGGCCTCCGGCCTTGTCTGTTCCGGGTTCTCGGTCATGCGCTGGATCTCCTGTTGGCATGGATCGAAGGGGGCGCGCAGGCAGGGTCAGCCTGCGCGGCGAACGGGTTCATCGGACAGGCCCGGCAGGCCGCCCAGTGACGCAGGCGCTCGGGGTTCGAGGTCGACATCGGCGCCGAGGCGTGGGCGCGGCACTCCTCGGCCGGGATGCCCTGGCGCAGGAACGGGCAGAGCACCCGGTTGCGGTACAGCGCGGTGACCTTTGCGCCGTATTTCGCGGTCACCTTGTCGATCCGGGCCGGATAGGTCCCCGCCAGCAGCATCGACAGCGACGGGCGTGCCATGCCGATTTCGCGCGCGACCTCGGCGATGCTGCGGCCCTTGTCGATCTCGGCGCGCAGCAGCTCGATCCATTCCGGATCCGGAATCTCGATCATCAGACGGGGCTGCACGGAACATCCTTTCCGGTGTTGTGATCGTGGACAGCGCGGCGCACATCGCTCCAGACCGGCGCGCGCGGGCCGGTGTCCCGGACCAGCTGAAACCGCAGGAACCCGTTCGATCCCGGCGCGTGGCCGGGCTCGCGCGCCAGCTGACGCAGGTAGCCCGCCTGGACCAGCGCCCGGAAATACCGCGTCAGGTTGTCGACCGGGTCGCCCTCGTCGCCCCGGGCCGCGACCATCGCGATCTCGCGGATGGTGAACTGCCTCTTGATGCGCATCGCGGCCCAGGCCCGCTGACGGATCGTGTCCCGCCAGGGCGCCTTCGGCTTGCGGTGCGGCCCGCGCGGGCCGCTCACGATGCGCACGGCGTTCCGCGCGGCGAACCGGCCGCTGTCGGTCAGCTGGAAACATCCCCGCTCCAGGCGCTCGACATAGCCCCGCTCGATCAGTCCGGCCGCCGCCGCGCTCACCTGCCGATGGCTCAGGCCCAGCTGACCGGCGATCTCGTCGATCATCAGGCAGGCCTCGCCCAGGTGATGCAGCAGCCGGGTCTGGTTGGTGAACGCCTCGTCGCTCATTGCGGGCGCCCCGGAACAAGGATCGGCTGGCTGGACTTCCGGTCATTGATAAGGTGCTGCCCGGCCATTTCGCGGAGGCTCAGCCCGTCGGCGCCGGCGGGCGGGTTGCGCAACCCGAACCGCTCGATCGCCACGATCGCCTCGCGGATTTCCCGGTTGAACCCGCGCGTCGCCTGGGTCACGAACCCGGCCAGGTCCGGCGCGACCGGCACCTCGCACTGCGCCGCAAGAAAGGCCTGAACATCCTCCAGCTCCGCCGGCTCGAAGCGGACATAGCGGCTGATCCGCGATGCCGTCTGCGGATAGCGGGTCAGGTTGTCCCGGATGCGGCCCATGCCGACAAGGATGAACGGGACGCCCGACAGGTCCGCCAGATCCCTGACGGTATCGACCAGCTTGCCCTTGCCCGAGACGTAATCGGCCTCGTCGATCACGACGGCAAACTGGCGGTCGGCGATCGCCGCGGCCTGCGCGCGTTCTCCCAGAGCGGCGAGGCAGGCCTTGAACCGTGCCTCGTAACCGTGGGGCGCGTTCACCCGCGCCTCGGCCAGCAGCTCGCCCAGCAACCAGTACGAAGTCCACTCGGTCTTGGCGCGCAGGTAGACGCCGCCGCTGGTCGTGGCCCACCGCATCAGGATCGTGGTCTTGCCGAGGCCCGGCAGGCCGTCCACCACGATCAGCCGGCATTCCTCGGCCCCGCGCGCATCGAGCGCGCTCAGCCCCTCCATGAAGCGGGCGTAATTCCTTGTTTCAACGAAGACGGGTCTCATGTATGCTCCTTCCTCTCTACTGCTCGTCAGGGCTTCAGGCGGCGGACCTGAGCAGGTCGTCCAACGTGTCCAGGTCCACGCCTGCAAGTCTCAGAACCTCCCTCCCGGAATGACGTCCCATCAGCTCGCGCAGCAGCCGCGCCCGGCCGGGCGTCAGCTGCGAGGGATCGGCGATGCACTGGCACGCCAGCTCCGCATCGGGATTGGTGTATCGGGCGCCCGCTGCGGCGGCCGGGGGCGGGGCATCGTCCACGACCCGCAGCGCACTGGGCTGGACGACAGGATCGATCTCGGCCACGGGACGGATGACCTCGTCCATGGTGAAGGGCGCGTTCAGCTGCTCCTCGATCGCGGCCGTCTTCTTGCCGATACGGCGCAATTGCGCCTTCACGCGGGTTTCCTCGGCCGCGCGCTGCGCCGTCAGCGGCACATAGCGCTCCTTGTTGCCGCCGAAGGTCGCCACGCAGATCAGCGGCCCGGGCAGGCCCGTTTCGGCGTCGAATTCGCGCACCCAGACCCGGTCGGCCTGGTGGAAATCGTAGCCCACCAGGACCTTCTCGCCGTGATAGCGCTCCAGGTCCTGGTGGAAATACGTGTTGGTGTTCCACTCGACCAAAGCGCGCCGGGTGATCCGCTCCTCGTAGGGCCGGAACAGGTCGTCGCGCTCGTCCTCGGCGACGGTGACCGGCTGCCACCCGGCGGCGGCATGGGCCGCCCAGGCCTCGTTGGGGCTCATGGTCCGGCGCCGCATCCCGGCCTCCGGGTCCTCGAACACGGGCAGCGCCGAATGCGGGCGGGCGTTGTACTCCTCGACCGCCTGCCGGCACATCGCCAGGAAGGCGTCCCAGTCCATCAACACGCGCGACCGGCCGACCTCGGCGATCTCGCGACGTGTCCGCTTGTGGACGGCCTTCGCGGCCTCCTTGTCCATGTCCGCGCCGATATAGGTGGGCAGCCGCTTGGCAAGCGGGTTCCAGACCGTGCCGTTGAACCGCTCGATCAGCCCCTTGGCCTGGCTGTTATAGGGCAGGGCATGCATCTTCGTGATGCCGAGCCGGGCCATCAAGCCGCCGCAATCGGCGTCAAAGGTCTTGTTCTTGTAGCCCGGGCCGCGGTCCGTGTAGAAGATCGCCGGAATGCCGTGATCGAGGCAGGCGTTGCGCAAGGCCTCGGTCACCGCGATCACGTTCTCCTTGCGCGACACGGCGAAGCCCACGCATTTCCGCGTCGCCACGTCCAGGATCGAGGTGATCTCGGGCTTCATCGGCCGACCGCTGACCGGATCGGCCACCTCGGCGTCGAACGTCTTGCCGTCCGCTGTATAGACCGTCGTCGGCCACATGCCCTCGGTCGTGCGCTGGACATAGGCCATGCGCGATTTCAGCGTCAGCAATCCCTCGCGGCCGACGCTCTTCTCCAGCGACGAGAGCTTCTTGAGCGCGCCCCGCACCTGGTCGATGGTCAACCCCATCGCCGGGTCGGTGACCGTGCCCATATAGGCGGCCAGCGCCTCGGTGGCCGACGGCTTGGCCGGCATGGCATAGATCCTCATGAACCCGTCCCAGCCCGGCGGCAGTGCAGCCGACGCGCGCGTCGGCGCCGGGGCCAGCGCCGGTGCCCCGCCCTCGTCCCAGGCCTTGAACCAGGTGTAGATCGTCCGCCGCGCGATCGGCCCACGGCCCCGCGGCCGGTTGTTCGCCGCCTCGACCACCTCGGGCCGCAGATCGAACCCCCCCGCCGCGGTCAGCACCAGCGGCTCGGCCAGCGCGCGCAGATCGCTGTCCGTCAGAACCGCGCCGCGGTCGCGCCGCCGCTCGATTTCCTGACGCTGCCGATACGCCGCCTGCGCCTCCAGGAACCGCGCGATGCCCCAGGCCCGGTCCTCGCCCATCGAGATCGCATACCCCTCGATCGACATCACGACCTCGGCCCGCGCCTCCATCACGCGCCGGGCCTTGGCGCTCGCCCCCGCCGCCTTGATCGCGGCGATCCGGCGCCGCTCGGATGCCGCCGCCTGCAGATGCGCGGCCGTCCGCAGCGCCCGCTTGTCCAGGTGATGCACCGCGACCTGCATCCGCTCGGGCAGCAGGCTGAAATGATACTCCATGCCGCCGCCGCCTGCGCGGCCCGGCCGCTTCCGCGCGACCGTGGCCGGCATGTCGTTCCATCCTTCGCGCTCGGCCAGCTTTTGAAAGCCCCGCTCGCTGGTCGGAAACGACGTCAGCCCGCGCGCCTTCGCCAGATCGGCCAACTCGCGCGCGGTGAACCAGACCTTCACCTCGCCCGCGCCCGTCAGAACCAGATCCCGGCCGCTCATCGCCGTGCCCTCCGCCGCGCCGCCAGCGCCTGGCGCCGCGCGGCCACTTCCTGCTCGTGCTCGAACAGCAGCTGCTCCTCGATCAGGTCCGCATACTCGGCCTCGATCACCGTCAGGCCGAACTCGCCCGGCACGAACCCCAGCGCCTCGCGCGCGCCGGTCGCGTGAACCAGGCCGATGAACGCATCCAGCGGGATGCGGTGATCCTCCGAACCCTCGGAAGACCACTTGTTCAGCATCGATTCCGACACAGGCCTGCCAAGGAAGTCAGAAATGCGCCGCGCCACCTCGGTCCGGCTCAGGCCCTTGTCCTCCCGCGCATCCCGCAGCGCATGGGACACGATCCGCGCGATCTTGTTGTCCAGCCGCCCGCGCCCGATGACGTCGGCGCTGTACCCGACGCCCACCTTCGGCGGCTCCCAGGAGAACAGATCCTTTGTCAGCGGGTCGCGGTGCCGGGACATCAGAACCGCCCCTGCCGCTTCAGCGAGGCGATCACCCGCTCCTCATGCGCCGCGATCAGCCGGTCGAAATCCGGGTCCGGCAGCGCCTTGAACCGCTCCGACAACTGGCCGAACCGCTTCTCCTCGACGCTCGGCGCGACCCCGTCAGCCATGAGCTCCAGCGCCTGCGCCACATTGCCCGCGCGCCCCTCCAGGATCAGCGCCAGAACCGCCGCCTGCCGCGCGGCCGTCAGCTCCGACAGCGCCTTCAACTCGGTCTGCTTGTCCGCCAGGTCGGTCCCCGCCAGACGCGCGCGCGAGTCGGGCGTCAGGCCGGTCCAGATCCTGACGGCCAGCCGGATGCTGCGGTCGGAAAGCCCGACCTTTTCGGCAACGGCCTTGGCAAACCCGAAGACCTCGGCGGGGGCGTCAGGATCAAGTGGCAAACTTTGCCGCTTGATCTTCTCGGACTTCCGATCTCCGCCATGCTTCGCCTCCGGATGCACCCGCTCATAGACCTGCTTCAGCTCGTAGAGGTGATGGCACCGGTCCAGCGCGATCAGCTCGCCCCGGCCAAGGTTCTCCATCACCTCTTCCAGCCGCGCTTCATCGTCCGTTTCGGCCGCGGAAACCCGCGCCGGGATCGCGGCCTCGCCATTCATCTCGAAGGCGCGCAGCCGGTGCAGCCCGGCGACCAGCTCATAGCCATCGCCCGCTTCGCGCACCGTGATCGGGTGCTGCAGCCCCTGCGCGGCGATGATGCCCGCCAGCGCCTGCGCATTCTCTTCGGAATAGGTCCTTGCCCGGTTCTCCGGCACCGCGATCTGGGCCAGCGGGATCGTCAGATAGGTCGTGTCGCTCATGATTGCCTGTAGGTCTCGTGTTGCTCGTCGGTGATGCCCCGGCCGGGGCGGGTGCGAGGGGGTATCCCCGGCCGGGGCGACCCGCGGACGTCAATCGCCGCGCGGGCCTCCTGCCTTCCGTGAGTGGGGGCAGGTGTTCACAACCGGCCCTCAAGGGACCGCATCGCGCGATCGGCAAAGGCCAGTTTCTCCAGGCTGTCGGCGGTGGTCGTCGCGGCCAGCGCGCAGCGGCGCAGTTGCAGGATGCTGACGGGCATGCCCGCGCCCAGGACCATCTCGGTCGCCAGCGCCAGCCGCTGCGGCTCGGTCAGGCCTGCAACCGCCACCCGCGCTGCATCCAGCAACGGGTTCGGCAAGGGGGTCGGAAGAACGCCGTTCATGCCGCGCCCCCCGCGCACCGGGCGCGCAGGGCGTCGTGCAGGTCGAGCAAACCCTCGATCAGGTCGAACCCGCCCGCCGTCACGCCGGCATGGGCCAGCTTGGCCACCGCGGCCGACGCCTCTTCGGCCCGCTCGCTCAGCCGGACCAGCGTGCCGATATAGGAGTCGCTGTCGTCTTCCTGCAGCATCAGCGCGCCCAACTGGTCGCTCAGCCGCTGCGACGCCTCGGCCGCTTCCCGGAATGCGGCCAACCATTCCCGGAACACCGGGTCGATCACGGTCACGCCGCCCATCACCAGCACCCCCCGCACATCGCCAGCCCGGTGCCATAGGCGACCCACAGCCCCGCGGTGAACAGCACGGCCAGCGCCACGCCGCCCGCGACATCGCCGAAGCCCAGCCCCGCCCCGGCCGAGGCCAGCGTCGCCAGGACGCCCGTGTCGGCAGGCAACGAGGAAGGGGCAGCCTGCCGGCAGGTCTGCGCCTGGGGCTGCGGCTGGGGCTCTCCGGTGACAAGCCAGCTCAGATCGGCACCCGTCACCTCACAGATTTCAACCAGAGACGAAGCCCGCGGTTCGGTCTTGTCACTGACCCAGTCCGAAAGCGTCCGGCGCGAAACGCCTGAAAGCCGTTCGGCCAGGACGTTCAAACCGCCGATATGATCTGCGGCCGCCCTGATCCGCTGCCCCAATCCGCTCTTGTCAGCGCCCGCCTGCGCCCTGGACGAAACCCCGCTCATGCGCAGCGCCTCTTGTCAGCGCCCGCGGCATCCTTTTCCCTTTCGACGGGCGGGTATTTCGCGGTATCGAGGATCCGAGGTTTGTTCTTGGGATAGCGGTCGGGCCACAGCTGCTCGGGCTTCAGGTCCAGGAAGTCGGCAATCGCCTTCTGGGCCTTGTAGTTGCAGTGGGAGTTGACCTTGCGGCACATCGACGGGTCCAGGCCCGCGCGCGTCGCCAATGCGGTCAGCGTCATGCCCCGGCGGTGCAGCTCGGCCTTGATGCCGTGCCAGTCCAGCACCGGGGCCGGTTTCTTCTGTTCCATGAAGCCTCCTTCAGGGGGCGGGTGCGTCACCACCCGCCTTTTGTTGGGTCTGTGGTCACAATGGCGTGCCGTGCGAGCGGTGCGCCGTAGGGAAAGGTTTACTCCTTTTATGGAGGTGAGCAAGTCTAAAATGGAGGGATCAGAGGAAACGACTTCTGATATGGAGGCCGCGCGACTGCGTGAGCGCATCGCTGCACTGATTCAGGCGGGCGGCGGCGTCGCTGTCATGCACAAGAAGTCGGGCGTACCCACTGGAACGCTTGAGAAATATGCCGCTTGCACCTCCACCCCATCGTTCTTGAACGCCGTCAGGCTTGCGGCGGCCGCCGATGTTCCACTTGATCGAATTGCGTTCGGCGAAGGGAGTATTGTCGCTGGAGAGTCCTTGAAACGCCTACGGGAGCGCCTGGATGCCGGGCCGTGGCTTTCCAAATCAGGAGGTACGTCGGACGCTCGTTCCAACTTCATCCACCTGCCGCTGTTCGATATCCACGCCTCGGCGGGCCTCGGCATGCCCGTGGGGCCAGAGGTGCAGTTGGGCGCGCTGGCCCTCGACCGCGCCTTCCTGCGGGCCCAGGGCGCCAACCCCGACCGCTGCTCGGTCATCGCGGCCTCGGGCGATTCGATGGAACCCTCGATCCCGAACGGGGCGCTGCTGGTCGTCGATCATGGTCAGACCGAGATTCGGCATGGCCACATCATGGTCGTCAACGTGGGCGAGGATCTGCTGGTCAAGCGCATCCGCCGCCGCCTCGACGGCCTGGTCGAGCTGATCTCCGACAACCCCGCCTATCCCCCCGAAACCATCGGCCGCGACATGATCGACCAGCTCCGCATCGTCGGCCGCGTGGTCTATTACTGCAGGACGCCATGACCGTGGCGCACGAACCGAAAGGAGATATCATGAGATGGATTGTACTCGCCTGTGCCTGTACCGCACTGTCGGGCTGCGCTGCGGGCAAGCCCGTAGTCGCCGCCTACAATGGCGATAGCGTCTCGATCCAGCAGTTCGCATACTGGGCCCAGGCGGCACCCTCTGAAGAGACCGCCGCAGAGGCTGCACGCATCTGCGCCAAAGGCAGCAAGAAACGGGCGGAATACGCGTCATCGCGCCAGCTCCCAGGCTACATTACCGAGCACCTCTATCTCTGCCTGTAGTCGACTATGCCGGTGATGCAGTCCCGGGCGTCAGGACCGCCCGGCTAAGGCCCGTTTCTGACGCGCGATCCGCAAACACCCTGTTCGGACCTCGTCCAACTCCGGCTTGTTCGGGACACATCTGCTAACCTGTTGGTGGACCGCGGTTTTCGCCAAGGTGGGAACCTTTTGCACGAGGTCCGAACTCGGTTCGGACCTTGGCGTCTGCGGATCGCGCGTCCTGGCCCGCGCCGAACGCACCGCCGTCCGCGTTTTCCCCTTATGTCACAACGCCTTGCAGTATGCGTGGTTTCTGCCGCTCGAATGCAAGTTCCTGCGCGATCAATGCGCGATTTCGGCCCCGTTTTGCATGCTCATTTGCAGACGCGCGCCGTCACCGCCGGGCTGTGTTTTCCTTTGCTCCCAGTGCCTTGGGTGCTCTTCCCCCTTTTCTGCGTCCGTGCAAAAGGTAAGACCCCCCTACAGATCCCATCGCAACCGATCTGCTTGATGACAGACACGTTGTGAATGCAGGCAAACAGTGCTCTTGTAAGAGCATGGAAGCACTGGAAAATCTACTTCAACTTCCTTACCAGACACTCGCGATCTTGATCGCGGGATACCTTTCCTATCGTCTTGCCTACACGGGCCGCGACACGACTCACCGCACGCTGGACACGCTGGCGATAGCGCTGGTGTTTGCATTCGTGGCGCAGGCGGCGTCAGCAGGTCTGTGA